GCGAGATAGATACGGTTAGCCATTGTTATAAGCCTCCATCAATGCATCCATTTGCTTAATAATGTCATCGTGAATGGACTGCATTTTTTCGATTGTCAATCCCGGCACTTTAAGCTCATATTTACGCATTCGCTGGTTGGCAAGCTCTAACTGTAATTTTTCAAGCCCAGCCGCTTGCACCAAAATTAAATCGGTTGCAGCTTGGTTATTTAACCCGGCACGTTTGGCAAAGTCTGTGATATATCGGCTGCATTCGCCTTGATAGTTTGCTTTTTTAAAGGCTTCCGCAGCGGCTTGGCGCTCACGGTACTCAGATTCAAAGCGAGTCCATGTGCTGTATATTCTTGCCGCATGCTCATCAATATTTGCAATAAGCTTTGCTTGATTTTTTGCAAAATTATCAGCAATTTTAGCCGCATCTTTTACCCATCCTGTGCCATTCCACTTGCAAGGCTCGGCAAGCGGGGCAAGTGCGGTTAAATTATCAGGTAGTTCACCCAGTGCGGTATGTTCTACTTTTTCGCCTGTTTCCTTGCTGTAATAAGTGCCACGGTGGTCGGCTTGATATTGCCAATTGTTATCCACTCGTGCAATCACAAAGCCTTGTTTCGGTTTTGGCGGCGCATCTAAATAACTACCAGCCGCAAGGCTTCCACCTTCACTGACATACTCTGTTGTTTCTTTGGTGTAAATCCCTTGCGCATCAGTGCAATACACGGTGATTTCACCGCTGTTTTGGGCAAAGCCTTCTTGATTAAATGTTACGGTCATTTTTGCTCCTTATTCGGCTAAACAGATGTAGTGATAGGCGATGTTGCGTGGTCTAGTTTCCGCCCCTCCCGCATTATTGATATAAATTGATACATCGGCGAACGGTGTTTTCCCATATTTCACATCAGATTCGTTCGCCACTTTGATGATTGCATCATTTGGTCTATCTGTTCTGAATACTGAATCGCCTACTGTAAGTTGGTCAATAATATTAGTTCTGTTTGATTCTGCTCTTTGATTCTGGCCAACATATCTGAACTTATGAGTATGAGATCTGATCTCGTCAGATTGAGATGACAATATCCCTCGCCCCGAATCAATATTTCTTCCATTATCCAAGCCGCGAATAAATTCACCCCGCATATCAGGGAGTGTGCCTGATGGGTATATCAATGCGAGCTTAGGATAACGTGATTTGTCAAATCTTTGACCATTCATGGATAGGCATCCTGTCGGCACGGTAGAGAGTGGGTAAGGAATAGGGATACCAATAAATAAATCACGGAAGGCATTAAAATCAGTGGCATTGGCTTTTTTCCCGATTTCAGCAAGCAACGTCGATTTTAAATTTGCATCCCCTTCCAACGCACGGGATAATTCTTCCAACGTATCCAATGCTGCTGGGGCTGAACCTACCAATGCGGCGATTGCGGTTTTCACAAATTCTGTCGTCGCAATTTGGGTGTTGTTGGTGTTTTGGTTGGCAGTAGGGGCGGTTGGGATGCCGGTGAACGCTGGGCTTGCTTTTGGTGCATAGCCTGTACGGTCACGGTTAATGGTTTCTAATTGGTCTTTTAGCCAATTCGTTCGCGCACCTAGTTCTTTGGCTTGGCGATTATCAATGCCGTCTGGCCCTCCCATTACAGGGTCGGAGGTTTCCAGTTGATAGATGTTTTCCACCCATTGTCGGGTTAAGGTTAAATTTGCCATTTTGTTTCCTTTTTGAGTTAAGCTGTGCCACGATTAAATCTGCCGTTACGCATTGCCATACCGTTGTGCCGAAGTGCGGCTTTACGGTAGTCTAAGCTCGCTAACACACAACGAGCAGGAGCGAAAACACGCAAAGTTTTTCGTAGTAAATTGGCTTGGTCGTTAGTAATGGTTTGTTGCATAATCACGCGGTAATGCGCCCATTTGGAGTGGTCGCCGTGAAAATATGTACCGTCTCGGGTAAATGATCCGTCGTGACGTTTATCGAATAAACCTTCAATAATCTCCACTTCCCCAAACCCAAGCTGGCGGATAATTTCACGCATTGACCACGGTGTGCCTTTGTAGCGGTGCAGTTCGACCGCTCGTTTAATCAGCTTACGTTTGGCTTCAATACTTTCGGCGAGCAACCAGCCGTCATAGCCTGTCACACTCCATTTTTCAGCAAGCAGTTCTAAAAACTCGGTCGGGACTAAATCCACAAAACTAGTCATAATTTGCGATTTATCCAGCCGATTTAACCGATTGCCAAGGTCGGCAAGTGCGGTCAGTTTTGGCGATGTTTCAATGATAGATGGATATTGCAACTTAGCCATCTTTCCGCTCCGCGTTGATATTTATCGTAATGCTTTCGCACTCTGCCCATTGTTCAGGCGTGAGCTCGGTAAGTTGTGGGCTTGTTAAATGCACGTTATATACGCCTGCGACTTTCAGCGCGCTTTGAATATCGAGCGGTATAATGTCCAGCCCCAATTTTTGCGTGCGTGATGATAGATAGGTTCGCAAAGCGGTTTCGGCTTTGGCTTTCACTTCATTTTCGGCGACGGTAGCGAGCAAATCTAAGTTAGCAACCACACGATAGCTTTTTCGTTCAGGCGCAGCCACAATCACGGTGTCGCACAGCGGTCGGCGTTTTTCGCCACTGATGTAATGGCGAATTTTCTCCTGTAAAATTGCTGACGGCAGCCCGTACTTGGTAAGCACCGTGACTTTGACCGTTCCACCTTGAGGGGTAGAAATCGCCACATCGGAAATCACTTGCGACACGCTACGAGTGTGATATTCGTAAGCGGCAACTGAACCGCAAGTGGTAAAGGCTTCAGGGGCGAGCAAAATACGCTTGCGGTAGTCATCATCGCTTTCATTGTCGATACCATTTGCAGACACATCAATATTGGAGACGGTTACATCGGTTGGCAATTCGCTTTTAAGTGTCTTTACTTGCCCAATTTGCCAGCCATTACCACTATCGCCTGTGGTTTGGCAAATGGCGGTAACGTCTACATATTGCTCGGTGGGGTTAATTCGCACCTCGGTTTGCGTAGCGAATAATAGGCTGTCGGTTGCACCAACCAGCGTGCCTTGTGGAATAACAATGGCGGAATGCGAACCACTCACGCTAAAACGCAAAGTGACTTCGGCAGCTTGGTCTGATAAGCGATAACAGCCCATCGGTTCGCCGCATAAATCCAACGCCAGCCCAGTGGCGAATTGCGGAAAGGTTTGCAAAAAAGCGTGGTTAATGCCTTGTCGCACCAGCATTTCTCGGTAAGCATAAGATTGAATAATAGAGCGTTCAATGTGTGCTGGTTGCAATGTTTTACCAGTGCGCTGCTCGTAATCGGCAATGGTATCAGCCAAAATTTGCTTAATATCATCGGAGACAATTTTTACATTTTCTTTTTTCATTTAGTTCCCCCCGATTTGTACGCGGGTTTGATAAATTTCCCGATAGACATCGTCCACTAACGTCCAAAAAATCAAAAACTCAAAGTGCGGGGCAGCCCCTTCTACATTGACCGAGTCGACTTTAATTCTTTTCTCCCAACGCTGAAGAGCTAACGTAACCTCGCGCACGATGTTTGGAATTGCGATATCTTCCGGTTGGTCTATATATTGAAAGTGATCACTGCCAAATTCAGGTCGCAACACATCCGTCCCTTTCATCGTTGAAAGGATGTGGCCAATACATTGATGGATGTCATCAATACCTTGCACAACTTGATTTTCAATGTCAGGTGCTATCTGCCAGTGTGTTGTGATAAGAGTGCTTTGTGTGTTCATAGCCTTGATGATACAAGGCTATGCTAAAGAGTGCTTTTAAAGCGATTTAAAGAAGTGGGCTATTCCGGAAGGCCTGTTTTACCGCCGGAGTCGCCTGGGTGTTTGTGAGTACCAAGCTCAATAGAGCCTTGTTTAACTTTTGGTGCAGATACTTCTGTGCTGGATGTAATTTTTCCTGACACTGTTAGTTCCCCGCTAATTGACGTATCAGCATTGATTTTTACACCTCCGCCAGCGGTCACGGTAACGCTACCGCTTGTGTTGATATTAATCTCGCCACTTTTACGATTGTGCGAAATCACTGTCCCGTTGGTGAACTTTTTCACCCACATGTTGTTATCATTCGCCGGCGTGGTGTCTTTCTCGTTGTAAATTGCGCCCAATACGCAGCCTCCTTCCCCGCGCGCATCAAGTAACAATGCCACCAATTCGCCCTCATCAGGCAGACAATAAAACTGATTGCCGCCAGCATTAGGCGTTAAATAAGACAACCAGGCTGTTTCTAAATCTTCAAGTGCGGGAATTTTGCACCGCACTTTATGGTTCGCGGCATCAACTGCTGAAATAATGCCTTCTTGATAAGTTGCCCCAAAGTCATGCGTTTTCATTTATTCCCCCGCTTGATTTTCCGTTAGTGCGCCTGTGCTAAGCAAATCATCCGGGATAAACTCTAACATGCGAACATCAATACTTGTGGTATAGCCGCCACCCCGGGTAATACTATGCCTGGATGACTTTATTAAATATTTCCCACTAAAAATGCCAAGGTTGCGCAGTAATATTGTGCTGCCGGCCACGAGCTTAGGATTGCCGACCAGCATGATATTTCCCGCCGTTTGGTCGTCATTTTGCTCTGCCAACGCCGCATCAGCTCGTGCATCAATTTGCTCCTGGGTTTCCCCACGGGTAACAATCTTCAACGTGTCCCCGCTTGCTGCCTGGGCTTGTTTCATCTTTTCGCGTAGCGGCTTTGCTTTTTTACGCTTCTTGATGACTTTTTTCCCTGTAGCATCATATCCACTCACATCAACTTCCTTGGCTGTATCCTTGATTCTATCTCGCAAGGTAATCGATATCGTATCTCGCTCTTCAAGCGCCGCCACGGCTTCTTCTTTGCCTAGCTCGTCTTTATCCGTGAACACAAGCTGATCACCCACTATCTTAAAGCTGTGATGATATTCTCTTGCCAACCTTGCCAAAAACTCAACATCGCGCTCTTGATATTGCGTCACGCGCTTAACCGGAATGGGCTTAATTGTCCCGACCACTTTTAACTTTAATTTTTCTGCAATAATGCCCACTATTTGCTTGAGCGTTGTGTTTTCATAGGCTTTAGGCTTTAACGTGCGATTTGCCTTTCCAACCCCCGTACTCAACGCCTTTATTTGAATA